CACTAGCAGAAGAAAGGTCAACTGTAGCAATCAAGCCCGTTTTAGAGCCGTACTGCGCCAAACGTTGATTCTTACTCTGGTCGTGTAAGTCCACACCAAACCGTAAGAGGCGACGGTTAATCATTTCGCCAATAGACTTCTGGAACCAGAGATTAATTCCTGGTTCAATGGCGATAACTCGGTCGGTCGTCGCGTCCTTCGGGACAGTGATAACCTTACTTCCCACCTGAAAGTTCGGAAACGAAGTACTGAACGCCAGGTGTCGAGCCCACAGAGGATAAATCTTCTCTATAAGGTCGATTGGAAGCAAAGAGTAGAGGTCACGCGTTATTCCAGTTTCACACTGGAATTTATTGGTAGGACTGGCGTCTTTCCGCTTAATCAGCGTTGAGGCACCAGGACCCCAGTCTGGAGATGAAGCAAATTCTTCAGCGCCAAAGTCGCCCAGGATTTTCTCGATTTTACGAATGACTGCGTGATGCAGCCAAACGATACGCCCCCGATATTCGGGAGCGGATCCGAGATCCCTGAAACGAAGATTGGTCTGCTTACACAGAAGCTCATAATTCATGAACTTCTCAAGAGCGACTTGTTTCAAGTCTGTTGCAAGGTTTAAACCTTGAAATTTAGACAACAGCTTAGTCGCTGCGTACGCACTCTGAACATCGTTGAGACTTTTATAATCTCGCGGATTAAAGCCCAAATTTGCTAACTGCTCATGTTCATTGGAAACGAACATGAGCCAAACAGTCAGCGCTCGAGGGCAATCCAAAGACTGCAAGAATGCTCCAACTGCCGCAGTTTCTAACTTCGGCTTCACGCGGTATTGCAGAAGTCCTTTAAGGAACTTAGGACCATACTTATCATAAGACATGGTGTACTCCTGGAGTTTAGGTTTAGAAACTAAACCGCACCTATCCTTTTAGGGACTTAGTACGGCGGATCGAAACTCTCCACAGCAGCACGTAAAGGCGTACCCGTTGAATCACTGGGGGCGCCATCCGACGCTGTTATGGTAGCACAAAGCAAGGAAAGCATGAGGTCGAGAATTGCTTGTCTCTCCCACAATGCACCGCGCTCTGGTAGCAGAAACTCCAACATTGCAGTATGATCATACGCTTTAGTTGGCGCCGGCTGAATGCCGGTAGCCGTCGAGGCGCTGGTCTGCTCCAAAGTAGGGAGTACGATTTTACTGCTAACACGATAGATCCGGCTCGTCTTGATAGGCGGTCGGACCGACAGTGTCACAGCGGGATAACCGATGGCGATTCCGCCACTACGGTCAACCCAACGCGCTACGCCAGGGAGTTGAAACCCCTCGGGGTCGAACGTTCTGGTTACTCCGATCGCGGCGTCGCCTACCGTCTTGTGAACCGAATCCATCCGATTCGCAATTAAGGCAAGACTAGCCGCTCCGGCCAGTTTCATGGAAGCGATAGCTGACATGGAAAAAGCTTTCTTTTAAAGTAAAGCAAACATGAGTGTCTCATTACCTACCAAAGAACCGACCGCCACTAAAGGCGACTCTCAATAATGCAAGAGCATTTAGTGCATGCGTCGCTGAAACTGGGTTCTTAAACGAAGGTAGCTGCATCTCCGGAAAGGCTGATAAAACAAGCCGATCCAAGAGCACAGCATCCCTTGAATAGTTCCCATTGCGAACATCCACGTGGTATTGGTCCTCTTTAAAGTAGCTCATGTCATAAATCGCAGTCTGACGCGTAAACCGAGTCTCATAGCCATCGACGAAATGAAGTCCCTCCCAGTGTTTCATACCTTGGAGGAACTCGCCGATAGGGAGAAACCAGTCTATCACGAAAGAATACGGGATGACTTCCCATAAGAGACTTATGGGGTTATTAAAACCAATCTGAGCCAAAAACGCGCTCAGCGGTTCACCAACATTGAATCGCATCCCAAAACGAATTTCCGTCTTAGTGATAACGGTCCAACTACCGGCACCTTCGCCGGCAACGGTGATAGACCCGCTTTGCATTGAAGTCTTTGACTTAGTAGAGCGAACGGTTTGCGCCAAAAGAGTTCCGCTGTTAAGATACGCGAGACTCTTTGCGGCACCCTCGACATCCTGAAGAAGGGGTTTCCAGCCATATTGCATCTCGAGCCAATTTTCGGCTGTCGATTTGCCAGGCTTCGGCCCCCCACCTCTACGATATTGAGGTAGCTTCTTCTGCCATAAGATCGAAACGGCTTTGGGGATATTTCTACCCTTAAGAGCACGAATCGCTCCAGTTATTCTAGAGCAGGTATCACTTACTACTCTCGTTAACTGGTTTACTTGGACGAGGTCTTGCGCGAGGTTATTCACCTCTTGCCCGGCCTTTTCCGCCAATTTACTTATCGCAGCATTCCTGGGCGATGTATCATGCACAGGAACAGGTGGCGCATTACCATAACCACCGCCAAATGCATACGGGCCTATACCAAACGTGTGAGACTTGCTAGAGCCGGGAAAAGGTTTCTCCCACCACTCTTCACAAGTCCCTCCGTCGAATACGGTGTACGTATACACATGATGCGGGTTGATTGGAAGATTTCTTTTCTTTACCCGAGCGAAGTTTGGAGTTCGAACTCCATTCCACTCCCGATAGAACTGAATCCGGTTCGCATAGCCCGTTGTAGGGCCAGGCTCACCATAAATCGATCCATGTTCCGTGCAGGTCTGAATCTGTCTATATAATGTTTCAACAGACGGCCTCAGGGCAGAAGAACGTGATATCCCAATGGTTTTACGTCGACGATTTCTCATTGACGCGCTCCCGCTATCACCCTTAGGGCGATAACTTGGAGTTGACCATCGCATCTCACGGTTACACTCTTCCGATTTTCACGGTATGAGTATGGTACCCGAGATAACGAAGATCTAGAAACTACACCCCTCTCATAAAACTGGGCGAGGATCCTCACAGACGTAATGTCGTAAGAAGCAGTAAGTAGCGTTACGCGACGTTGAAGAGTATTAGAAAACCTCTCTACGCCACTCGACGCAAGAACTCGACCACCCCAACCGACAGCCTGGAAGGAAACATATATTCCGCGCTTAAAATACAAGGTTGTGAAGTTTCCAGCGGTGCTCGATAATTCCGCACTCTTTTGAATAGCCCAAACTGGGAGTTTATAATTCCAGGGGTAAATTTTAGTTACCGCCATAGCATCTCCACTAGCTTGGTCAAACCGAGCACATGAATAAGGACGAAGAGGAGCATTAATGAAGCTGCTCCAACAACTAAGCCACAGAAGAATACGACAGACGCCGTTAACGATACCGACTGTATCTCTACAGTTAGCAACTTGGCGACGTCTGCACGCAATTTTTCAACCATGGCTAAGCTCCTTAATTTTAGAGGGGTGAAATCCCCAATTCATGTAGGCGCTAAAAAGATCTAGCACCTTATAACCACCCACGAGAGCATCAACTCAGTAAATGGAAAGAAGCCAACTTATGCATAGGAACCTTTTGGGTCCCTATGGTCGCAGTATTATTGCGAACCTGTTAACTCAAATCAGAGGGTGTTAAACCCTAATTTGAGTACTGCAAGGGGAAACCCCTGTTTAGGCCTGAGTTATAAATTCAGACCTTGCAGCATAATAGGCACAGTAGCTATCC